ATCCCGCTCAGGCTCTGGGTGCATTTTTCGGCCACGTCCCTGATACGCTGTATTTTTTGCTTCTGGACTTCGATAGCTGCCGCAAGGTCGCGGCACTGTTGAAACCACGCCTTGACGGTGCGGTAGTCCACGCCAATGTCAGGCTTTGGTGTGTCACTTTCAGGTATCCATGTGCGGCTCATACAGCGCCTCCTTCGACGTAAATGCATATTGCGAGCATGATCCAGCACACGATAAGCGCAACCAGCCACAAAAATACCATGTGTTCGCTTTCAACCGCCCATTTAATAAAACGTGCACCCAACGCAAAAATAATCGCGCCCGTGCCAAGTATGCCAAGCGAATATAATGCAGAAAGCCAAATATTCATTTTACTCCTCCATTTCTTCGATCCAGATTTCCGCCCGGGGATTTTGCTTGTCATAGTCCACCCTGCTGCCATCGTGGGCGGCGACGATTTTGCTGTTGTCGTCCTCCAGCACGCGGGCTTTTACCAGAATGTCCGTGGTCGCCTCGATAAGGTTTGCCAGATCGACCCGTCGGGCGGTCTTCATGTAGTACACGCACCTCACGTTCACGCGGGCAGAGATGGGGCTGTGCGGCCTTTTGATTTGCCGCAGGCATCCGGTCTCATAATCCACGTAGGCCTTGCTAGGTGCCACAAAGCGCCCGCCTGAGCGGCTTTTGAGGATGCGGGCGGAGTTTTTCTTTGTGCGCGGGTCACCGTAGAGGGTCAGGTGCATCATAGCTCACCCCACTGTTCAGCCATTGCTTTTGCGATTCCCGGAAATGTTTTGGCTCTGTTTTTCGCCCGATCAGTCGTAAACATTCCCTTATTTTTTGCATCGTGTTTATGACTATACGAGCCGGACGGACACCATGTAGCAACAGGCTCTACAATGTTAATTGGGGTCAACGGCGGCAGACCCTTGAGCCAAAGACAGGTTTTTTTGGTGTATGGGTGACCAAACTGATACGGCTGAACGCTCTGCGCATACTTCGGCAGGCAGAATACCCGGCTTGGCACTGGGTTCTCTATGCAAATCCGTGGAACATCTGCCCACCAGAAACGCATGAACAGGTCTCGGCCTTGAATGCCAAGCATCACACGGTCTGCCTGAAGCTCATGCCCTTTCCAAAGATGCCTTGCTCCGGCGTTGCTTAGATAAGTGCAGGGCGGGTGTGCAATGAGCAAATCCCACTTTCCGACTTCATGCGCCACGCCGTCCATCGTTACGATTTGCCCACCCTCAATGGCCTTGAGCGCATCCCCGAGAATGTGCCACTCGGGATGCCCGCCGGACGGTTCCTGAATATCGCAAGAGTAGGCTTCGTGGCCTTTTGCCCGAAATGCCTTGCAGACTTCCTGCGATTCTTCGCAGGCGATAAGCACTTTCATCTGTCCGCTCCTCCGTTCGCTCCCATGTACTTCTTGCGGCCACGTTCCCGGTGGCGGTCCTCGTGGTCGTAGTGGTAGACCTTGCCTGTGTCCAGCATCTCTCTGGTGTAAGCGGCTTCTGCGCCGCGCTGGCGCTTAAACTCGGCGTACTTGGGGCATGTGTCGTGGCATACCGGGTGCCGTGCAGGGCAGTCTTTACACGGTGTCATCGTCATTTTTCAGCACCTCCGGCGGCAGCGGCATCCAGCCCATCACAGGATAATCTACCCGGTTGTTGTAGACTTCGTCCTGATTGAAGTGGCGATATTCCCACCACCCTTTGGGGATGATGTAATCATCATGTTCTTCATCCAGCTTGCCCCATGCTGCAAGTTCATCCCAGCAAAAAATGCTATCTTGGGATAAGATCGTTCCATCTTCGTAGTGGGCCGTTGTGATTCCGCATCCTCCAGATGCGGTCTGATACATAATCAGCACTTCTTCTTCGACCTTCGGCGGGTCGGTTTCCGGGTCTCTCCATACGGGCTGCAGGTTCTTGAGGTCAACAACCGGGGCAATCTCGATAAGCGATGACGGAACGCCATGAAAAGCAGCGTTGCCCTTGGTGATAATCATAACTTCGTGCTTGAGCAGCTCGTCACGGTCAATCAGCGTCATACGGCACGTCCTCCATTCTGAATCCGCACATCGGGCAAAACGGCGTTTTGAGGCTGCACGGATTGATCTCCCTGCATTCCGGGTTCGTGCAGCGCGTTGTGGGCACAAACCACGAGCCGTCTTTGCCGATATGGTCTTTGTACGAGCCGGGAACATCTTCCCAGTGCGCCACAGGCCGCAGCGTTTTCGGGTCGATGGTTGGAGCCTCGTCCACGCTGTTCAAGGCATCCTTATAGCAGCATTCTTCAATAGTGAACGGATTGCTTGCACGAAGGTTCATTTCAATGCGCTTGTGCAAAGCGTTCGCGTCAATTAACCTCACTTCATCCATTTTTCAGCACCTCCGTCCTCACCGGCTTGATGTCCCGATACTCGGGGTAATGGTCGCCCGCCAGCTGGCAGGCCCTGAACTCTGCCGCAAACTGACTCGCGGCGTTGATGCGGTATGTAAGCGCCGCGTTCCCGTGCGGGCCGCTGCACTCTACGATGACTTTGTATCTAGGCATTTCGTCCTCCGTTCTGGTTTGCCTGCCCAAGAAGCTTTCTTTCTTTCCTGGACTTGAGCATCCGGGTGCGGGCAGCAAGGCAGCGCTTTACCAGAATCTGCTCACCCTGGGCCTTTTCGACGGCCTTTTTCCACGCCGGGAGAAGCTGGCTCTGCCAGCTGCACTCCGAAATCACCTCGTGGAATGTCTTATAGGCCATCTCATCCGGCACATCCTTGAGCGATGAGTTCGCCCAGATCTCCGCGATACTTGCGCGGTTCTCTGCGGGCTGAGGCCGTCCAAAATAGGCTTCAGCGTCCGCAAGGAGCTTTGTCATCATCTCCACTGTCACGGTTTCACCCCCTTGAAAATATTTGCGTATGCTTCTGCGGTGCTTTCTGTGGCTTGTTTCCCGCGAGGCTGATCTTGTCGGCGCTGCTCATTCGCTGCCACGTCCCCCGGGGTGCGTATCCTGTCCCGCTGCCAGCCAGACAGGATGCCGTTGATGTAGTTCCACGAGCGTTTCCCAGCCTCTGCGGCCTTGTCGATCGCCAGCAAAATCATTTCCGTGCTGTACTCCTGCCGCCATTTTTGCAGTTTTTCCAGCGCCGAACGCGGGAAGTCGCCGATAGCACGTTGGTAATGCTGGACGATTTTTGATAACTCCATATCAACGGCGGCGGTGTTATCGCGCTTTACAACATCTACATCCCCATCTACATCTACATCTCCATTTACATCTACATCTACAGTTATTTTTGTTATGTCGTCATTAGCATTGTTATCGTTTGTTATTTTTGTTATGTCTTCAGACTTTCCCCAGCGCTTTGCCATGCCGCGTTTTCCGGCGTTGCTGCGTTTCTTGCGGGTTTCATCCCATTTTTCAGACGCCCGTTTTACGTCGCTGCACATAAATTTCCAGTTGACACGCATCCCACGGTCTGAAAATTCGGGTTTTTCTCCGGTTTTGGCATACCGTGCAAGAGCTCGCATCAACTGCCCAACCTCTGCGTCGGAGTATTCTTCCAGCGCGTCGAACCAGCTCAGATACGCCACAAATGACTTTTTATCGTCCTGTGCCACTCAATCACCTCCTTTGCGCGCCCGTATAGCCAGATAGCACAGCTCTCGGCTTAGAACGGGAGGTCTTCGCTGTCGTCGATGACCGAGAAGTCGTCTGCGCTGCCCTGCGAATACTCCGGTACGTTCTGAGACTTCTGCGGGGCGTTGTGAGCGGTGTTTGCTTCGCGCACATGATTTTCCGTCTGCCGGTCGAAATCGCGCACAGCAGGCTTCTCTGCGGCCTTTCCGCCGCAAAAGCTCACCTGCGACGCAAGAACCTCGGTGGCTGTGCGGTTGTTGCCATTCTTGTCCTGGTACTGACGGGTCTGCAAGCTGCCTTCGATGGCGATCATGCTGCCCTTCTGGAAATACTTACAGACGAACTCGGCGGTCTGCCGCCACGCGGTGACGTCGATAAAATCGGACTTGCGCTCTTCGCCCTGCCGGGCAAAGCTGCGGTCACAGGCAATGCGGAAACTGCACACATTGATGCCGCTCGGGGTGGTCTTCAATTCCGGCTCGTAGACCAGACGGCCCATCAGCGCAACAACATTAAGCATGGGCCGCACCCTCTTCCTCGGCGTCGCCAGCGCCTACCTCGTAGTCGATGTTGGCGCCCATCAGGACCTCCGGACACTCGGCGCGGGCAAAGTAAGCGGCGGCGCGGTACTTGAGCATCATTTCGGTCATTTTGGGCCAGTAGCTGCCATTCTTGTTCCACCACCCGGCATCCTTTGCCATCTTGACCGTGACTTTCGGACCTTCGACCTTTTCGCCGGTGAGCTTGTCCACGCCGATCAGGCGGCAGCCCCAGTTGTCGGTGCCTTCTTCGCCCTCCATGCGGTAGCGGGTGCGGCCTGCAAACTGGCCGCTGTTGTCGATGAGGGCCTTGCAGCTCTTGCCGCTCCATGTGGGCATACCATGGACGACGTAAAGGTTCTGCATGACGAAAAGGTGCGAGACGCCCATGCGCAGGGCCATCTCGCAGGCGATGGCACACGCGCCGGGATTGCCAGTGTAGGTCTGAGGCAGAAAACCTTCGGGCAGCTGTGCCATCGCGGCGGCTTTGGACTTTGCAAGCATCCAGTTGCGCTCGTCAATGGTCAGGCCCTGCACCTTCTCGGCGTAGCTCTGACGCGGCGACTGAGCGGGTGCAGCGGGCGCAACAGGCGCAGGCGCCTCGGTGCTCTGGACGACAGCTGCATTCTGGTTGAGCATCTCGATAGGGGTCTGGTTTTTCTCAGGCATGATGAATTTCCTCCTCGGTAAATTTAATATCGATGATATTTGCATAACGCTTGATGGCGTCAAGCTCGGATTTGGTGCAACGGAAGACGAGCTTCCGGTCCCGGGGTTCTTCCTGGCGAGTGAAACGGGCAAAGAAATCGTCATCGTACTCGTCCGGTGTGTAACCATCGCCGTAGCCAACGCCCGGCTGCACAAGGCTGACAGTGTAGGGGTTCTGCGCTGGGCCTTTGTAGTTGTCCGGCATCCCACGAATGACGGCCTCCCGTAGCATGGTGCGGTACTCGGTCATGTAACAAAAATCTATGGATTCATACGGCTCAGGCATGATTTCTTCGCCAGCAGCGGCATGAACGATGTCGATGAGGCACATGAGCTCACCGACCCGGCGATAAATCGAGTCGATTGTGCGGCGGGTCTCCTGACTGCCCAGCTGATGGCTGCGGGCGAAGCCGGTGAACAGAGCCACAGCATAGTTGACATCGCTGGTGAGCTTGTTGCCGGTGCTGATGAGTCGGAACAGCACATTGTCGTTCCCGACGTACTGGAAAATGCCCTCGGCCTTGTTGGAAAGGTCTTTGATGCGGGCTCTTCGGGCTAACGTCTGACTCATGTGTATCACCTCCCGTAAATCTTGCGGCCCGAAGAATCTAAGACGTCGACATGGTCATAAAGCGGCCAGTTTTCGTCCGCCCAATGCTGAGCCTGCACACTTGATAACACGGGGTCAAAACCGGAAAAAACCAGTTTATCGCATCTGCCAGGATCCCCTTTATGGTAAGCATGGCAGCAGAACGAAGCCTGCTGTTTTTGAGTTTCATCCCGATGGATGTGCCGCAGCCGTTCCGGCTGTCGCTTATTCCAGCGAATCTCTGCGGCTCGCATATATCTACCGTTCATATTCCTGTTCCCTTTTCGTCTTTTTGCAGTAACGGCGAAGCGGAGGGAGACAGTCGACCTCCGCACGATCAATGCGCTCCTGCTCAAAAATGTACTTGTGCGGATGCTTTTTTTCATGGCGTCGGTGTCCAACGGAAGACACAAAGCTGTTGGCGGTCTTGTATCCTAGCTTCGCAGCGCACATGGCGGACGTTCCTGCTGCCACTACCTCGCCGGTCTTGGCGCTGTACACGGTGTACCATGTGATATAGTGGATGTAATCAGCCATGTGCGACATCCTCCGCATCGTGGAGGGCTGTGAGCAGCCCATCTGCCGCCGCGCTATAGACCTCTGATTTTTCCCGGCAGATGACCCGCAGCCAGATGTCTCCCGTGAGCGCGGACTCCGTTGCAAGCCGTGTGGCTGTTTTAAGGTGCTCTTCGGCCTGCTACCGAATCAACTCTTCCAGCTTCATGCGCCCTTCTCCTCATCCTGCGGATACTCCGGGTTCCGGGCATGGTTGCGGACGATTTTGCTGTAACCGCTGCGCTTATACCGTTTGTTGTCCTCATACATCCCATAAAACGACATCGCCAGCCCGGCAGTGGATGCAACAATAATCCAAGGCGCGACATGTGCGGCCTCGGCGATGTCCCAGCCACCCCAGCAAGCCAGCGCAACGGCCATCAAAGAGCAGGCCCAGCGCCATACCTGCGCCGCGCCGATAATGGCCAGCAGACCTACCGTGCCGGTGGAGACAAACGATTTGAGTCTCATTCTCTTGGTTCCTCCTTTGTATAAACCTTTTCGAGCTTGTAAAAGTCCTTCACCCACGCCATAAAACCGGCGCGGGAGATGTCCGGGCAGGGCTCTTTTGTTCCTACGGAAGGAATCGCCCAGCTGGTAAACAGCCCCGCCTGGATCTGCGCTCCCAAGACCTTTTCAGTCTTTGAGATGTTGTTGTCCCGAAGGATCTGGACGCATTCGCCTATCGTAAGACTCGGCTTCTGCATGGCGTCCTCCTTTCTATCAATGTCTCAGCACAACATTGGACGAATGAACCAGATAGGTCACGCCGTCAATCTTCACTTGCAGCTGGTCGCCCTCGTAATCGTCCCAACTGTTCAATTTCCCCTCGACAATCGTTCCATCAGGCATTTTCAGCTGTGCCCAGCTGTATTCATAGGTCAAATCAATAACCTGCTTATTGCATCCTGCCATCAGCAAAGCGCTTGCCAATACGGACGCTACGCCTACAATAACTTTTTTCATGCTTATGCCTCCTTGACAAACTTCCCGGCGGTGGTGGTGTTCCTCTGGGCAGCAGCTGCGGCAAACAAACTGGTCTGGCCGTTGGTCTGCTGGATCAGCATCACGGTGTTGGTGCTGGGCTTCCAGCGCTGGATGTACTCCACCGCCTCGTCAAAGCGCTTGCGGGGGATGTTGCCCACGCTGTTCACCCGGAACCAGTCCTGCACATCGTGGTTGCACTCGCTGTACACCTTGCTGCGCACGTGGTTGTCAATGTAAGCCGGGGTGTCCTCGCCGCCCAGCGCCCCAATGACGGCCCGGCTGATGGCCTTGCGCAGCACACGCTGCTGGTTGTAATCCACCGTCATGGTGTTCTCCAACGCGGTGAGCCGCTCTTCCTGTCGCTGGGTGCGGTTGTCAAGCATAAACAGCGCCTGCATCTCCTTGCTGAGCTTAGGCATCATGTAGCTGCCGGTCTTGCGCAGGGCGGGCAGTACCTCGCTTGTCACCCAGCGCTTGAACCGCACGGCCCCTTCCAGTTTGCTGCCAAAAATCAGGCTGTACAGGCCGGACTCGTTGATAACGGTGGTTTTGCTCTTGTAGTTGGAACCATCACCCTGAATCAGGGTAGTGGTTTTGTCCTGTTCATCGACATGGGCCGCCAGCGCGTTTTCGGGTTTTGCATAGCCCAGCGCCGCCGCCACGTCCTTGCCCACGAACCACGGCTCGCCGTTCTGGTCTACCGTGCGGATGTCCCCAAACTCGGGGCTTGTGAAAATTTGAATGTTTGCCATATTTTGTCCTTTCTTGTCGTCCACCCCGGTGCCTGTTATAATAGGCAGGGAAAGGGGGTGACAAAATGAGTGATTTCAAAACTTTTCCGAGTTCTCTTTCTGAAGCTCTCGCCTTGGCCTACGTTCAGCATCAGGATTTGAGCGGGAAGACTCCTGCGGAAATTCATACCATGTATTGGGAAGCACTGTATGAAATCCGAAAGGACTACAGGGAAAAGCATGATTCTGGATACTTTAAGGAGCATCAGTGAGCGTCCTGTAAACCTTGCACATTGCATCCGTAAGTTTTACTAGGGTGTCCAAATCAGCATTCGGGGACTTCTCAGAAAGCAGCTCCAACTGCTTTCTGAGAAGTTCTTCGTTTTTATCCAGGGCTTCTTTGGTCATATCTATCCTCCATTCCTTAGCAGCCACCATAATATTGGAATACTACAAGTGACACATTAAGCACGGTTATCAAAATGCAGATAATCGTAATCGTGGTTGCGTCCCAGTCGGACTTCCGGCTGGGCTTTTTGTTTTGGTTCACGGTTCTGCCTCCTTTGTCACTTGCGGCTCGTTGCCCACTTCAGCAGCATTGCGACGATCCAGATCGCCGTTGATACGCCGAAAGTGAACTGCCATCCGACAAGGTGACAAATGAGCCACCAAAGACCAGATATAATCGCCCACGAAAAGCCAAAAGCAACGACAATGAGCGCAATCGATGCAAGCGCAAGCAGAAATGTTTCAAAATCAGGCATTTACGTCCTCCTTATACTCGATTTCCAAAATCTTGCAGATGCTCTGAATAACCTTCGGCGCGCTTCTGTCACCGTGCAGAATTTTGTACATGTAACTGTCATCAACGTACAGTCCTGTATCCTGCTTCACAAGGTCAATCAGTTCCACCTGCTTCATTCCCCGCTTGAGCATTGCAATTTTTGCTTCCAAGCCAAACGGGGATAATGCGGTTTCTCTCAAATTTCGTACCTCCTTTGAAAAATCATCTTGACAGGTACGGGAAAATGTACTAATATAAAGGTGCAAAGATTTTATACTGTACAAAGTTTCGTACCCGATGTTTGCATTATAGTACAAATGTTCGTACGGGTCAATAGATTCGTACGAATATTTGTACATTTGTACGCTTGCACAAAATGGATGGTGATTTTATGTCAGATTTATACAACAACATCCACGCTCTGTGCGAGAAAGAGAACATTAAAGACGGAACTCTTTGCAGTAAAGTTGGAGTAACGCGAAGCACTCTTTCTGAGCTAAAAAGAGGGCGAACTACAAGTCTATCACTTAAAAATCTTCAAAAAATTGCCGATTACTTCGGTGTTTCGATTTCGGATTTGACCGGCGAAGCACCGGAGCAAAAAGAAAAGCCCACCCCCGGTGAAGGGAGTGGGCTGGATGCAGATGTGAAAGCAAAAGCTTATACTATATTAGATAAGCTGAGAAAGTTGCCGACAAAACAGCAGGAAGCTTTTCTAAACTCGCTGGACATTTCCATTGATGCAGCTTTAAACATGATGGATGGTAACGGGAATGGCTAATCTAAAACAGGAAGAAAAGGCCATCAAAGCCATTTATGATTATTATGAAAGTAAAAATCGTAATGGTTATTTAGGAAAGGCGTACTTAAATCGGGTCGTAGGAGAAGAAAATGTTGACTCAGTTTTGTCGATTCTTCGTGCTGATGGATATGTAAAAGTAGAAGGTATTGAACCAAGTGTTCGCATAGGAGAAAACAATCCCGCTGTTGTTAGGCTGACGGATAAAGGAAAAACTTATTTTGTTGACCAACAAAGAAAGCAGAGAATCAGCCGCAGACAGTTCTTTCAAAGCGCTGCCATTGCGGTGATCTCTGCTGTTGTGAGTACGTTATTGACGCTTTTGGTGACTCAAATGAGCGAAGAGTCTGAAACTTCCAGCTCATAGGAGCAAGGGTCGAGGCTGGTAACGTATACAGATCTGTATTTGCGCGGTGCTCTTGCTTCTTTGCTGCCGAGTGTAATGGAAAGGTATCCGCCAAGACCGTCTTTGATATGGAAATGCGTATCAGGACACAGCTCCATAAGGTCTGCAAGGGTAACACCTTTATAAGTAACTTCTGTTTTAAGGTACTCTAAAGGGATGCCGACGCACTTTTGCTCCGGCTCCTGTTTGGGATTAGACTGAAAAAGTGCAAAGTCATTGAGATTAAGGAACTCGTAAGCGAGAATCGCAAACATTGCGATAACAAACACGGCGATGATAAAAAGAAGCGTATTATTCGACATTTTGCGTTGCCTCCTTTAAGAGTTTATCCACGTCGATACCAAGGGAAAGTGCAAGCTTGATTTTCTCAAGTATAACACATTCTGTGGTTTCTTTCATCAATTTTGTGCTATTTTCTTCCACTTTGTTTTCCTCCTTTGGCATTTTCTTTGATAACTTAGTTTTCCGGCAGCTGGTTGGCTGCCTATTTTTGTATATGTGAGGTATAAATCATGAAAAGAAGAATATTTCTTGCATTGGGGCTGGCTGCGGCGTTGTCCATCTCTTTTGCCACGACAGCCTTTGCGGCGGAGACTCAATATAAAAAAGGCTCGTACATTGAGTTCTCAGGAATCCCGGATTTCAACTACTACTATACATACCTTGACACATACAAAGGCAACAAGTGGGATTTTAAGTGCTTTTCTGTGGTTTCTGACGATGGGCAGCGATGGTATGCCGCCGTCAGAAACGGCGTGTATGAATATTGCAGAGAAATTTTCGAGAATCAGGCCATTACGCTTAAAGGCGAAGTCCAGATTCCAGCTGATGATGGAACGCCAATCATCTGGATCACCGAAAGAGTTGCGGAAAAATCTGACGGAGAAAAAGAGTATACTTCGATTCAGGATTGCCTGTGGGAGGTCATCTACAGCCACAATGTTGAACCAAATTTCAAGTTGTTCAGCGATCTTTATACAAACACGACCGTCACGCTGGCCGATGACGAGTCTTACCTCATGATCGACACAAATCCGTCAAACATCTCTGGCGGGTCTCTGTCTCAAGATAGTGCACTCAATGAAATCCAGAAGTTCAACAAATTTTTTGGCCTTCCGGACTGGATTTATCAAGAAATGTTGAAGACTCGCGCCATCGATGGGCGTCAACTAGAAGAGTTTGACAAGGTAACGGTCTCTTGGTCTTATCATCCGGATTACGGCCTTGAAGTTATATATCGCAAGAAACAGTAAACTTTTTCACAACCGCATTATACAACCGTTGATTGTATTTCGTCAAGCACATTTAATCGCGCAAAAATGCGCAAAAAATTTAGCATTTGCGCTGAATCGTTGAAATTTACGCTGACTTTTTGCTAAATACGCGCGTTTTGCGCGAACAACGTGCAAAATATGCACGTTGCTATCCGTGGTTGCAAGGTTGTTGCAAATTTTGCAGCAGATCAGCAGCCAGCGCCCCGCCCTGCGTACCGGCTGCGTTACGCAGGGCTTGCACCTCCGGCAAGGCCTTATCTTGAATGTAAGCGCGAGCAAGGCGCTGCTGCTCCGGGGTCATATCCAAATAGCAGGCCAGCAGGGCACGGGCATGGGTGCGAAAGTGTGACAGATTTTTCATAACTCATTCCTCCCAAGGTTCAGGTGTATGCGCGGTACCCGTCAAAACGGTGGCGGGCATCCCGTCAATGATGGTCATTTCGTTTTCTTTGCCGTTTCTTTGCTCGAAATCCATTTTATTTCACCTCTGTTTTTGTTCAATTTGTCCAACTTGTTTTAGATTTTACCATTTTATGGGAAAACTTGAAGGACTTCCGCTCTGTCGAGTGGCATGGGTTTTTCCCATGTCACTTTTTGTTTTTATGGCATGGAAATTTGTGAGGTTATAATTGATGAGCTACTTTACTGCGGAAAAGCTTGGTGTCGCATTGGCGCGGGCCAGAGTCGCGGCAGGCTTGAGCCAAGTCGACATGGCCCGCCGGATCAACAAGGGAAAGGCTACGATCCAGAGCTGGGAGTGCGGGGCGTCCAGCCCACCAGCTGACAAGATAATGGACTGGTTCGAGGCTTGCGGGACTTCTCCGCTCCCCGCCATGCAAGAAATGCTGCACCCAGAACTTTATAAAGAGCCCGTACAGCGCAAATCAGACGAAGAGCTGGATGAGGCGCTTACAGAATACTTTCGCACAGCGCCGCGAATTGTAAAAGAGATGGTGCTGTTTATCCTTTTGGGCCGACATGGCAGCTATCCACCGGCGGTGTTTGCTGAGGTGTGCGCAAACCTGCATACTCCCTTGCAAAACAAGGTATCCGTCTGCGGCCAAATACTGGACAACTACGGGTTCGCCGTGGCTACAGGAACAGACCCGATCCCGTGGGAAGTCCAGCCTCCGGTGAGTCTGCTGCAGTCGGCATACCAGGCGGGAAAAGAGGCCGCGAAGAGCGGCGAGGCCGACTATACCGCAAAGCGAGGTGAAGAGCTTTGAAATGCATTCGCGCCTGCTGCCGTCGGGAAATACCGGATGATGCATCTTTTTGCCCATACTGCGGCAAGAAGCAGCCCGAAGCCGCCCCGCAGCAAAGAAAAAAGCGCCGCCGCCCAAAGGGCAGCGGCAGTGTATATAAGTTGAGCGGGACGAGGTCAAAACCGTATGTGGCCCTGACAGCCAAGCGAGACGTTCTGGGGACGTTTGCGACGCCGGGTGAAGCAGTACAAGCACTGGACGCTTACAACGCCCAGAACACCCCCGCAGCGCGTCTGAAATGCACTTTTGCGGATGCCTATGCCCAATGGAAAGCGCAGCCCAAATTTGACAAGCTCGGCACTGACATGAAAAAGGGTTATGAGCTGGCCTATGCAAAGGCTGCGCCGCTGTATGACCGACAGCTCCGGGACTTAAAAGCCGCAGACTATCAACAGGTGATTGACCAGATGGTGGAAAAGGGACTCTCCCGCAGCTCCTGCGAAAAGCAGCGCACACTTTTCAGCCAGATCTGCGAGTGGGCAATGGCTCAGGACATCATAAACAAAAACTATGCCATGCTCTTGCAGCTCCCGGCGGCTACAGGCAAGGCAGAGCGCACCTTGACCGCTCAAGAGATAGAGCAAATAAGCAGCCGACAAGACGACCCAAAGCTTGGGCAGACAGCACAAATCGCAATGGTGCTGCTCTACACTGGTATGCGTATCGATGAGTTGCTCTCCATGCGCTGCGAGGATGTGCACCTGAAAGAGCGGTATATGCAGGGCGGCGAGAAAACCGAGGCGGGCAAAAACCGCATTATCCCTATTTTGGATCCCATTTACAAAATTGTTGCCTTTTGGATGCTGGACAGCGGTTGTGAGTGGCTGATACCGTCCAAAGCCGGTACAAAGCTGGATAAGCGCAACGTGGCTACAAAGTTCCGGGCATTGATGCAGGAATGCCATATAGAGGGGGTGCATCCGCATACGCTGCGCCACACGGCCAGCAGCAAGATGGTGGAGTGCGGCCTGGAAAAGACCGCCGTGCAGGCCATCTTGGGTCACAAAAATTTCTCCACCACAGCAAACAAGTACGTCTCCCACAATGACCCGAATTATCTGTTGCAGGAAATGCAAAAGATGAAGTATTGATTTGTTAGACCGTTTGTTAGATTGTCACGTTCATTCAGGAGATTTTAAGGTATTTCAAGCAAAAAGAAAAACGCACGGACGATTTGTTTTTATCGTTCGTGCGTTTATTTTTGAAGCTGGTGACAGGAGTTGAACCTGCAACCCACTGATTACAAATCAGTTTTATTTTACTATTTATCGATAAAAATTCAAAGTTTGTTAGTCTTACGTTAGCTTATTAAACTTAAAAATTCAACTTTTCAAGTTTTGGCTGTATGTAAAAATAACACATTTTGTGTCGTTTTACAATGCGGTTATCTTCCGCATGACCAACTCATACTCTTTCGGGTATGCAAGCTTTATGGCGCTCATGTGCTCATCAAGCACTTCCATCAAGCCTCCAAAGGGCGCGGCGCTGGCCGCTTCCACGAACTCGCTTTGCGGATTTGCTTTTGTGGAGTATGCCGCCGGGTACGACGCGGGAGGCAGCGCTTGAGTCTGCATTTCTGCCGGTGCCTGCTTTTCTTCCAGCTCATTCCTCACGGTGCAGAGGGCGGCAAGTTTTTCCACGCTCTGCCAGTCCGTCGATCCGCATTTCAGCTTGTGGATATGGGTGTTGATTTCGTCGATGTCCATACTTGCCGCCCTCCTCCCTTATGCGTTGCGCAGAATGTCCGCCGCGCGTTTGTAAGCGTCTCGCTCTGCGCCGGTGGCGTCCTGCATCATGTCCTCAATGTCAGAGATCATGCGATCACGGCCATCCGTGCGGGAGTAGTGGCCGCGGACATAGTGCCGGCCTCGGTTTGCGTAGCTGTTGCCCCGGTTGTAACCGTTTCCGGCGTCGCGGTTGAAAGATCCGCGCATGTCGGCTTCCCACTCGCCTGTACGGCTGTACTCGCCGCCCTCGCAGTAATCCTCGATGCGGTGAATGTCCAAAATGATGTCCACGATCTCGCCGATCATCTCAACATCGCCCGGAGAGCGGTTCTTTTTGTCGGTCAGCTCCATGAGCTCGTCGCACATCTCATCCTTCAAATGATTCAGTTTATCCAGCATGACTTTATCTCCTTTCTTATGCTACTCGCTCAACGATTAGATTGCTGTTTGCAATGCTGACTGCCTGCGTACTGGTGTTTTTAACCGCCACGGTCACGCAGCAGCCACGCGGCACCTCGATGAACGAAGCCACGAAAACATTGAAGTAATTTTCGACTGCCGCCGGGGTGACAATCGCGGTCGCGCTGGTCAGCGACTCACCGCCGACAGCCAGCGCCACGGAAATGGGTCCCACAGTGCCGCCGGTGGGAACGGCGATATTGCCGCCAAAGCTTACCTTAAAGCGAGCACGGCACTGTCCGCTTGTCAGGCCCCGCAGGGTCACAAGGCCGCTGCCCTCACGGTGCATAATGCACGCAGGCGCTTTCACTGCGGTCTCTGTCAGGGGAAGGTTTTCACCCGCCGCCACGCTTACGGTGTTAGAGTTGCTAAATTCAGCCATTTTATCGGCTCCTTTCATAATAAAAACGCCGGGACTGCTGCCCCGGCGCTCTGGTTTGCAAAATCAGCTCAGGGGCTGAACAGGCCACAAATTGTAGTCAGTTGCCGTTATTTGGTTATGCGCAGCCGTTACAGCCGCAGCCGGTCCCACAGCCATAGTAAATGGCATTGGGGTTGGGCACCTGATAGGAAGGCACAGGAACCTTCTGCTGAAGTGTTCCGATGATCTGGTTGGTCTGCGCGTTCATCGCGGTGGTCAGGAGCGCGCTCTGGCGATCCTGAGAAGCAGCCCGGCGCAGCTCGTTGTTCTCGCTCTGCAGGGTAGCAATCTTATCATTGGTCAGGAAGTCGAGCACCGCGCGGGTGTTGCTGTTCTGATTCTCGATGATGTCCCGGGTGTTGTTGTTCATGGTGTTCTGCGTTGCGCAGAAGCCCTGCTGCATCTGGTTCCGGGTGTCGCACTCCTGAGTGGCCAGATTGTAGTTGACTCCCTGAATCGCGGTCTGGGTCTTGCAGCAGCAGTCTGCCAACTGTGTAGCCAGAGCATTCTGCCCCTGCATCAGCGCAACGTTGGTGCTGTTGAAGCCCTGCTGCATGGCGTTGGTGACGCCGTTCAGGCCCTGCTGCACGCCGTTGAAACCCTGAAGCATCCCGGTGTTCATGGCATAGAAGCCATCACACAGGCCGCTTTCCAGCCCATTCAGCTTGTTCATGACGCTCTGGTTGTCGAAGCCGCGCTGCAGGTCCGACTGTGTTACGGCGCTGGTCATATAAGGCGAAGCGCCGCCCATGCCGCCGCCCCAGCCAAAGCCGCCCATGCCGCCCCAGCCGAACATGCCGAAAATCAGGAAGAGGACGATCCAGCCCATCCAGTCGCCACCCCAGCCGTTGAAGCCGTTGCTGTAACCATTGGCGGGCTGTACCGGCATGGTCAGAACCGTGCTATCAGAAGAAAGAGACATAGTTTTACTCCTTTACGTTAGATTTTGAAATTTATTCTAAATGCGGCCGCATTTTAGAATCCAAACATATTTTTCATGCCGTTGAGCATCGGCGCGATCTGCTGTGCCCGCTGCTGAATGGCGTTGAGCTGCTGTTGTGAGAGCTGCCCAGAGGTGAGCATCTGGTTTATCATCTCCTGCGGGTTCTTTCCCTGCATCTGGCCCATAAACTGCTGGAACTGCCCGCCAATGGGGTTCTGGGTCTGTCGGCCCATCGAGTTATACAAGCTGCTGCTCATCGTTTAGCTCTCCTTTTCCGGCTCTGGTGTTTCCTGCTTCTCCAACGCCGCCAGCTTTGCCGCCAGCGCGTCGAACTCCTTGCGGGTGACATACTCCCCACTTGCGGCTTGCGTGGCTGCAATCGACGCTTTGGGGCCGCTGGTGCGCTCCTTGTAATCATAGATGCGAAGCGGAAACGGCCTGCCGTCCTGCCCCACTTCCTTGATGTAGAAGGTGTCGGCATCTGCATCCAGCAAAAGCACCCGGCTCCCGTTGGCGACCAGATAGCCCCGAGCTGCCGCTTCACCCTGTACCCAGATAAAACCGCTGTCAGCCGGTGCGGCCTGCCCCTGCATTGTCGGCATCATGACGGGCTGGGGCTGGTACTGTGCTGCCCTGAGCTGTTCAAGCTGCCCCTGCGGCTGTTGCGGGTAATACACTTGTGGGTATCCGTTATAGATCGGCATTGTTTTCCTCCTTGTACCAGTAGTAGATCGGGCATTCTGCGCCGCTGTCCCAGCTGTCCCACCACTTGCCATCGATGACGGCCAGAACGTGGCCGGAGCAGCCCAGTACATACACGCCGCGCGGATACTCCCGGGCAAAATCTGCCACGGTGTAACAGGTGGTGCAGTCCGCTTCGACAAGGCGGCGCTTGAATCCGTGCTTTTGGAGGTATGCGCCCCATGTGCGGTTGGCGCTGGGCATATCGCCGAGAGCAAAGCCGGTCAGCGCCAATCCAATGTAGGCCTGCTCCCAGCTCTGCCCAGTGGCCGCTGCTACCGCACGCACGGCGCAATCTCCAACGCTGCTCCCGTGGGGGTTGGGGCTGAACTTGTTCCACATTGGCGCTTGCCTCCTTTGCGCCCAGTGTAGCAGAGCCACCCGGCGGGAGAGACAACGAAGGTACAACGAAGGACAAAAAGCTCGATTAGAACTAATACAACTAATACAAAATAGACAAAAAAGTAAGGCAAAGTTTGGTGACTATGCCTGTATCAGTTGTATTAGTTTTGTGGTATAATAATGGTGTCAAAGGGAACGCAAAAACAACACAGGAGGCGCAAAAATGAAATACTCTTGGAATACAGCCCGTGGCGCAAAGATTGATCTTGACATTGACGTGAAGGTCGTCACCGAAGAAACCCTCTGGAATGATGGCAACGAGGTTGCGGTCCCTTGCCGCAAGTGGCAGTACACCATCAATTCTCTGCTCGTGAACGGTCGCGAAATGAAGGCTGGTGCCTACAAGCAGCAGATCGGGCGTTGGCCGGAGAACGTGCATTACGCTTTCGGCGTGTATGTGATGGCCAATGGTAAAAAGCAGCAGGCATTCGTTGAGATCCCCGATGAAATCGAGAACGAAATCTACGGCGAAGAGCGGGCCTATCAGGAAGCAAAAGTCGAAAAAGAGCTTGCTGTTGGCGAAGAACATGAAAAGCATTACAACGCCGTGATGGATATGCTGAACAAGTAACGAGTAGGAGGACACCATGGAAAACACTACCATCCGAAATCTGGGTAAGTTGTACCGCTTGCTGGACGAAGCTTGCAACCCTGACCATGTAAATCAGGCAGACCTCGACAACGCGACACGGTTTCCGGTGCGCGGCGTGATGATGAAAATTACGCTGGCGCACAAACTCCACAAAATGACCCCGGAGCTTGACAACGCCTGCGCTTACGTCTTGAAGGATGTAGCCCTCGACGACGTGGATAACAGCTTTGCACTCAAAGCATTGCCGTTGCAGCAGCAGGGCATGTTCCAAATCGGATATATGTCACCCGATTATAAAACGCTCGGCGTGTCTGCCGTCAAAATCAAGGCAGCCAGAGAAAGCGCAGGATTAACCATCCGGGCCTTGGCAGAAAAAACCGGGCTGTCCACTGCAACCATTCAGCATGCAGAGTCCGGCAAGGCAGTCTCGAGAGTGTCTACCCTCGAAAAGATCGCAGCCGCTTGCGGCGTTACCATCGCCGATTTACAGGGATGAGTTGCGTGATAAAGAAAAGATGTACCATTTGCGGCAAGCCCTTCCAGGTCTATCTCAGCTAAAAAGACTGCCGGGCTTCCATGTCCCAAAAATAAAAAATCCCCCGATGCTCCAAACGGAACACCGGGGGATTTGCTTATCCAAGCATTTTGTCAATACCTTTCAGCCGGTAGCCTACCGCCGTCCGGCTGTAATGTGTCTGTGCTGCAATGTCCGGAAGCGGGAGCCGCTCAACGTACCGCAGTAAGGCTATCTTACGGTCTACCCTCCCAAGCGGTGCGCTTTTGATGGCGGCGGTCATCTGCTGTCGGTCAAGTCCTTGCAGCGCAGCGGGCAGCACCACACGAGCCGCCGCCACAGGCAGCACCGAGCCAGAAGGGCTGCGGCAGCTGTCCGGCGTTGCGCACTCGAGCGGTCACGGCACGGGGATGTCCCATTTTGCCGCCGTTGGCAAAATGGTCACACACTGCGGGCCACAAAATCGGGTACGCACGCTGATCATAATAATAGCGCGGTGTTTGCTCGAATATAGTGCTGTTCATGGTCTTACTCCTTACTCAGGGCCGCCTTTGCCCGGTCAAAGAAAAACTGGATCACCGCGCCGATGGTCTCATCGGTGATGGCCCAGCTGATGAGCCTGCCGTATTTGCTGGCGCTCAGAGCGGCCCGGAGCATCTTGACGACCCACGCCTTGCGCTCTGCGCCGCGCTTGGTACCCTGAATCTCCTGCTCAGCCCGCTCGATGAGGTCCAGCACCAGCGGCTTTACCGCTGCGCCGTAGCCCAGCCGGATGCAGCCAAGGGCGTAAAAGATAAAGCCCCCCAGCATCAGCACTGCCGCCACCGGGGCAGGGATAAGGTCAAAAAGCTTAGTTGCCAGTGCTTCCATGATTGGTCACTCCTTTTAACAGATAGTTGTCGATGTCGGCGCGGCTCTTCTGCATCCCCTCGCGGTTGTTGCCGGAGAGTTGGGCGTCCAGCAGATTGCGCACCCCGTCGAGGGTCAGACGGCTCACCTCGTCGATTTCTTCAAAGCGGCGCAGGTCACGGGCAAGGGCTTGTGTGTGCTGAAGCTGGCCCTGCTCCAAGGTGCCGATGCGCTTGTCCATCTCATCCAGCCGCTTGTTCTGCACGTTGTCCGGCTCCTGCGCCTTTTTGATGTACTTGTGGATGATTTCCAGCACCTTGTCGATGGTGATGGCTGCAGCGCACAGGCTGCCCAGGATGCCCAGTACCCACAGCAAAGCTTCTTTTTCGGTCATTTGCCCTCCCGAAGACGGGTCAGGCCCTTCTTGCGGATGATTTTGGGGTAGTTGACGGTGGTGACGTTGAGGTCTACGTTGCCGGAGATGCCAGGCACGCTGCCCTTGCTGGTGTGCTGGTGGGCGTTGTAGGCAAAATCGACCTTGGGTGCCTTGCCGGTGTAGTCGGCCAGCCAGACGTCATAAGGGCGCAGGGCCGCGCCGCCCACATAGAGATGCGCCTTTGCAAAGCTGGTGTAGGTGTACAGCTGGGCATAAAAGCCCATCTGCTCTACCTCATGCAGAGCATAGGCGGTCAGGTCGGTCAGGCTCTGCTTGTCCAGCTTGCCCAGCCGGTTGTCCTCCACGTCCACCGCCACAGGCAGGGTCAGCTCCTTGCCCCGCAGCGCCTGCCGCAGCAGAGCGAGCTCTGCATCGGCCATGGCCTCGCTGGTGGCGTAGGTGTAGTAGTACACGCCCACGTCCAGCCCAGCCGCTTTGGCGTTTTTGTAGTTGTCCTCAAAGGTCGGGTCGATATACAGGCCGTCTGCCCGCTTGGAGAGCTTGCGGTTGGTGCTCACGGTCTTGAGCATTGCCCCCTTGTAGCCAGCCGCCGCCACCTGCGCCCAGTCGATAAGGCCCTGATAGCGGCTCACGTCGATGTACCGGTAGGGCGGGTCTCCCTCCCAGCCGGTTACAGCCTCTGCCCCGGGGGGTTCGGGAGGTTCCGGTGCGGGCTTTGCCTCTTCGGCATCCTGCTTGTCCCCCGGGCCAAAGAGAGCCCGCACCAGCTTTTCCAGCAGCTCCAGCAGTTTATCCATTGTAGTAGTCCTCCCTCGTGATCTCCTTGTACTGCTCTTCACTGATCTCGCCGTCGGTCACCCGCTTGGCCAGCTCCCGCTTGACCCCGGTGCGGCGGCTTGCGGGCATCTCTGCCCAGGTCTTAGTCCCTGCGACCAGTCTGTTTGCCCAGATTTTGTCCATTTTGATGTCCTCCTTATTTGTTGACGGCGGCATCCAGCTCGCACAGCGAGTCCTCGATAGTCGCCAGCCGCTCCTGTGATTCCATATCCTGCTCGCACAGGGCGTCCTCCATCTCTGCGGCAGTCTTTGCCAGCTGCTCCGCCACGGGTCCGGTCTTGTCGGTCATCCGGTAGTGGCGGTCGATCTCGTACCAGTCATAGCAGCGCCCCTCCGCGTCCTCCGCGCTGCGCAGCTTGCGGATGACCCGGAAACTGTCGGTGATGGTCTGGTCGGGATACTCCCGCTCAAGCTGGTGGTAGCCGGTCAGACCGGTGTGAGCGTCGCCGATGGTCTTGAGGACTTCAGAGCCGCCCTCTGTGCCAAAAACATAGTCCACGTCAGGTTCTCCTTTCTCCGATGCTCTCGGACGACGTGCTTCAGGTCGCGGACGACCCGCTCTCCCCGAAACAGCCATTGATAGAGATGATAATTGTTGCAGTGCCGGAGCTGTCCGAGGCGCGAGAGCAGACTTGCTGCCGCTCTGGGCGTGATGGGCCTCCCCTGCCGCCTGCGCTTGCGATACCGCGCCAGCGCCCGCTTGATGTGCAGCAGATTCCGCTTGCGGGGAATGGTGTACCCTCTGCCGTAGCGATAGCCTACGGCATCCGGCAGGCGGCCTTTGGTGCGCTCATAGCCACGCCGGGGCGGGAGCAGCGGCTCTTTGCGCTGCGGTTTTGCCACCGGGAACACCTGCCAGTCGCCCTTGAGCTGCAGGCCGTGGGCGTCAAGCCAGTCTTCGACCAGTAAGCGGAGCTTCCGCAGCTTGCGTTTGTTGGGACCGAATGCCGTCATGTTGTCCATGTACCGGGCGTAGTGTTTGCAATAGCCGCTCTCCCGGATGAGCCGGTCAAGGGGCTGTAAGACGGCGTTGGCGAACCACTGGGAAGTGTACGTCCCCAGCTTTACGCCGTCCCGGATGATGCGCCGGATGAGGTCGAGGACACGGCAGTCCTTGTAGAGCTGCCGCATCCGGGCCATGACGACTTCCGGGGTCAGGCTGTCGTAAAAGTGGCGGATGTCGCCACAAAACTCGTACTTCATCCCCTTGCGGTCGTACTTCATCCATCGCTGGATGGCGTTCTTTTCCCGGTGCGGCCCGCGCTCCCGGATGGAGCCGCAGCAGTAAAAATCCATTCCCCGCATCATCCTGGGCTGCAAGACCTGGATGAGGGCGTGGTGGACGTACTGGTCGGGCCACTGGGCCGGTTCGCTGATGGTGCGCCATTTCCGGGCATTGGCGTCCCATCGCTGGCTGACATGGGGCTTTTTCGGCTCAAAACCGCCGACGAGTATTCGCCGCAGGTCTTCCACCCGCTGCGCCTTGGTCTCCTCCACCCACGCCGTGCAGGTGTTGGGGCGGTGACCCTTGCACCAATGGTGGGTGCGGTTGACTTCGTCGATGGCAAGCAACAGATTATCGTCTGATATTAGCGTATCAAAGAGCTTTCCAGCTCTTTTCATCGGGATACCTCCTTTTAGCTGTACAGGCTTTCCATCGCCCCCTGCGGAGTGTACTAGCCTGCTCCCAAAATGCCTATCTTCACCATGAGGTGTGCGGCTGTCTGTGCCAAGAATCTGTGAGGTTGGAAATATCAAAAAGGAAGCGGCAGCCGATGTTCCCGTTATAGTTCGACGCGCTGTTGTAGTTGACGTAGAACAAACCATAGTTGGAGTTGTGGCTATAGTTACCACCAACGTAGAGGCACGGGTTCGACGAGCTGAAGTTCCAGTTATCGCACGAGGCCTGAGAACAAAAAAACACCGGCAATGCACAGACAGTCCCATATAAAGTTCAGCGCCTTACGGCGCGGTTATCTGCGGGGGCTGCGGCCCCCTCAGACTCCCCCGTTGGGGAGTTCCTGGAGGCGGCAGCCGATGCTCCCGTAATAGCTCGACGCGCTGTCGTAGCTGACGAAGAACAAACCATAGTTGGAGTAGTGGCCATAGTAACCACCAGCGTAGAGGCACGGGTACGACGAGCTGAAGTTCCAGCTATCGCACGAGTACGTTGTGTCACTACCGGACGCGGATGTGGGGATAAACACCGGGAAGCCGCCGTTTGTCTTGACCCTAAATGCGGACGGCCAGCCATTGGACGGAACGCCGACCGCCGTGCCATTGCTGCTGTCGCTGAACTCGGAGGGATTCAGGATGATGTTCAGGCCGTTGCCGTTGTTGTAGCAGCCATCGCACCAGTCCAACACGTTATCCCACAGGCCCTCGATGTTGCGGTACTGCGTCCCGCAGCCATAGGTTGTGCGGCTGCTCTGGGTCGTACCGGTGTGGTACGGCATACTGTCGGTGTAGCCCATCGGCTGCGGAGAGCTGTTGTTGCCGCATCCATAGCCGATTTTCGCCTGACTGTTCCAGTCGCAAAATTCGACGATATAGAGCAGCCAGAGCGTAAACCTCATAGCAAAATCGCACTGCCAGATGGTCGAGCCGAGATTGTGGATGCCGGAGCGGGCCGAAGAGCGGGTCATGTTCGCCCTGGGGCTGCCGGTGCCGCTCTTATAGGTGCCGTTGCAGTGGTATCTGCCGATGTACACCACGTCCCGCTCACCGTGACCGTCGCCTCTGTCCATGTGAGCAGGGCTGACGCTGTAGCCCTCCACCGCGCGGTCGGCAATTTTGATGGTCATGCCAGCGCCATTTTGCTCCAGTTTATACCAGAATTTGGGGATAGCCACCATTGTGCCGCCGGTGCGCTCGCTGACCACCATGCCGCTCCACGGCAGACGGTCATCAAAAGGACTGCCGTAGCTCTTTGCGCCCGCGACGTAAGGCACCGGGTCGGTAAAGTCTGCCGCCTCGTCGGTGCGGCTCCACTTGGTGGTGCTGGTGCCGTCCCAGCTTGCGCCGTAGATGTGGGTGTATGCAAGTTCAAGGGGATAGTCCTTGTACTCGCTCACCTCCAAGCTGCCCTCGGCGGTCTCGTCGCCCAACGTGGCCGTTACCGTCCACGTGCCAGCGATGGGCAGATACAGCTTGATGCTGCCGCTCTCCGGTACGGTGCCGGTCACGGTCTTATCCCCGCACTGGGCGGTGACGGTGCTGCCCGCCTTGACCGTCACAGTCAGGGTGTAGTAGGTCAGGGTCAGGGTCTTGGTGCGGCAGTATTCCGCCTGCACCGTCTCCGTGGCCGCGCCGGTGCCGAGCGTGGCGGTGACAGTCCACTCTCCGTCGTGGGGCAGGGCCGCAGAAAAGCTGCCCCCGGTGGCCGTGCCAGTTACCTTTTTGTCCCCGCTGACTGCGGTGACGGTGCTTCCTGCCTCCGTCTGCACCACCAGCCGGGGCAGTACGATGCTGCCTACAGCCGCAGCGTCCGCGGCAGCGCCGGAGATGGTGAGGGTCTTGTCGGTCTCGATTTTGATAGCGTTGATGCGGTCGCCGGTGGCTTTGGCGTCTGCGGGCGCGCCCTTGACTGTCAGGGTGGGGTCGGTGGTGACGCGGCCCTCGGTCTCTTTGGCAAACTGCTCTGCCCGTTTGGCGGACTCTGCAGCGGCAGCTTTGGAGCTTTCGGCGGCCTCGGCCTGCTGTGTGGCAGTCTCGGCCCGCTGCGTGGCAATGCCCGCCTGCTGTTCTGCGGTCCGGGCAGAGGCAGTGGCGGCTTCCTTGGCCTCGGCGGCAGTTTTGGCGCTGGCTGCGGCCTCCTCTGCCTTTTGGGTAGCGGTGGAGGCAAAGCCTTCCACATACTCAAGGCTCTCAGCCATCGCCTCCCGCACCTCAACGCCCCGCTTTGCCTTGCGGACGTCGTTGATGTTTTCTTCAAAAGTCTTGTTCACAGGCTCTTTACCTCCGTAGGCTCGTCATAGATGACGTCCTCATCAAAATAAAAATCGTCCCACAGCCAATCTGCGCCCGCGTAGGCGGTGGCGTTGTACTTGTAGGGATTGCAGGTTCCGGTGATGGAAAATGTACCGGTATGCCGGTCTCTGCTCTGGGGCGATACTGTCCACAGCCCCACCCAGAAGTTGGCCGGGTCCTCGTCCAGTACGCAGCGCAGCCACTGCCCCTGCAAGGCGTTTTCGAGGATGCTCTGCACCTTGCGGCGCTCATCCGGCGGAGCCTTACATTTAAGGTCAAGCCGGATGGTGCGCTGAAGGTAGTGCACTTTGCCGTCCACAGCCCGGGTGAGGTCGAGCAGGAAATCGCCGCCCGGCACTTGCACAAGCTTTTTGTCCGGCTCTGCGCCGGAGATAAGCGGGCTGCCAACCAACAGGTAAAGGCCGAGGTCGTCCAAGGTGTGCAGAGAGCCGATTTTTGCCCCCATGAGCTTGCCCATAAAAATCACGCTCCTTTACATAAAGCCCTGCAGCGCCTCCGGGCGGCAGGCAGTATCATCCTGCACCCATGCGCCTGCCGCCGTTTGTCGGTATCCGCTGCCAAAGGTCACGCCGCTTTTGGACGCCGTGACGTCCCGCCGCTGGGCCAGAGCGCCGGGGAAGAGGATGGAGTATGTTTTGCCGTTCACCGGCAGCACCGCAAAGGCCCGGCCCTTGCCCCCGGCGGCAGCCCACGCCGCAGCGTCTCCGTCGTAGGTAAGCAGCACCGCCGCATAGCCGGAGAGGTCTGTGCTCGCGGTCTGGGCCGCAAAGGTGGAGCCCGACCAGCTTTGCAGCTCGGTGCCGTTTTTTACGCCGGAGAAGGTCAGGCCGTCCGTCCCGAAATGGATGTTGGCCGTGATGCTGGCGTGTCCAACGGTCATACCGGAGGCGGGGGCGTAGTCGATAAAGTCGCTGGCCGTCTTGCCTGCCTGGGTGGTGTCCACCTGCGTGGCGCTGGCGTAGCGGCTGGTGGATGCCGTCTTTTCGGAGAGCTCATTTGTCACGCCCAGATTTGCCACAGCTCGGTCGGTGAGGGTGCGCCGGGTCATTCCAAAGGTGTACTCTTTTTTCTCGGGGTGATCCAGCGGCTCCACAAGCTTGGTGCAGAGCATGATCACGTCGATGCTGTGGGGCTTGCTGATGATATGGGCAAAGCTGGCAAATGTCAGCCGCTCGGTATCATAGCCCGCGTCCACAAGGTCAACGGCCTTGACCTCATAGCTCATGGTCATGAGGTCGTTCTTTTCCAGGTCCTGCACTGCGGCGGCAAAGGTGGCGTCGCTGCTGTCCGTGTCAAACTCCCTGATTTTTGAGACCACGCCAAACTTTTTTACGGCCTCGTCGTTCTGGATCCACCCGTATTCCCGATTCCAGCTGTAGCCTTTTTTCGGGAGGTACTTGTCTACGGCGCTCTGGCTCGTGCCGTTGATGCCGTAGCGCTCTTCGTGGGTGCCGGTCGTCACAGTAGTCGAGCCCCACTTAAACCAGAGAAATTTATACTTCCACTGGGTCTTGGTCTCTTCAACAGTGTGCTTGTTGCCCATCGGCCAGATGCGGGTGAAAAGGTCGTTGGTGTCGGTCTTTTCGGTGAAATCCAGCAGATTTACGCCATATTCGATGTTCTGGGCAGTCTGCCGGTCAGCCTCGTATGCCTGGTCGCAGTAGTTGAGCACGTTCATGCCGGTGGTGGAGTTATAGGTGCAGTAAGCGTAGCCGCCGTAGGTCTTGAGCACCATTTTGCTGATGATGTCCCATGTGCTGCCGTAGTCCTCACCCACGCCGTACTGGTTGCGGTCGCCGTAGCTCACCACAAGGTCGCCGAGGGCGGCAGTCACCCTTCCCAGTTCAAACTTTTTCATCTTGTCGTAGCTGGTCTGCTCCTCGTAGCCATCGCCGCCGGAGATCTGGGAGTTGTGGGCTTTGATGAGGTATTCCAAAAAATCCCTCAGCTTGCCCTCGTAGTTGAAGGGGGTAATGCAGCTGTCATTGAAATAGCTGAGAGCCCCCTCGCAGTAGATGACCCGGCGGTTGAGCCAGTCGGCTTCGTGGCTGAGCACCCGGCCCCGCCATATCTCCTTGCCGTCCTGATGCACCGCCACAGCGGTGGACATCTTCTGCATGGATTCGTAGCAGGGGTGGGTGCGCAGCATGGTAAAAGTAAGGCTGCCGCCCTTGCTCACCTCGCGGGTAAGCTTGGGCGACAGCACCACAGCCTGCCGGTTGCCCGGCTGATAGACAGTCAGCTTGTTTTCGGGGTCACCGTATGGATACGCAAAAATCTCGTACATCTCAGTTGCCCCTTTCTGCAAGCATCTGGATATGGCCCAGCTGGTCGTTCATGCCGGGGGCGAGAGCGCCCACAATGGTACCGTCATCCAGCACGATCTGCTGATTTGCCACGTCGGGCAGATACTGCTCCACCACGTTGCTCAGCTTTGCAAGCTGAGCTTGTATCTCTGCCTGATATTTAGGGACGGAATTGTTGTTGGGGTTGTAGGTAAAGGGGTCGCTGCGGTAGTCGTAGCCCGCAAAAGCCCGCTCGTTGCCGTACCAGTAGGCGTCCTGAATGTCCAGATAGCTCATGGCGCCAGACGAGGCGCTTTCTGCCGCAGCAGACGAAGACGAGGACTTTTTGCCAAACTTTTTACCGAAGAAGTAGCTGATCCAGCCGATAGGGCCGGTGGCCGCCAGAAGTGCGCCGGAGAGAAGCTTGCTTCCCAAAGAGCGCTCTTCGCCAGAATCCTCGCGGGCGCGGGCGTTCTGGCCCATTTTGAAGCCTACAACGCCCTCCGCGATGACGGCCAGCACAGCAAGGCACTCCGGGAAGAAGGAGGCCGCTCCGCCCGCTGCAGACGCAATGGCCTGCCCGGCCCCGGCTTCACCGGCGGCCGCCGCAGCCTTCGTACCGCCGCCGAACAGCTTGAGGATGCTGCTGACGATTCCGCCGGAGCCTCCGGTGCCGGAAAGACCCTTCATGGCGGCGGCAAAGCTCTGCACCTCTTTGGTGGAGCCGTTGACCGCCGGAGTGATGCCGTTGCTGAAGAGGCCTGCAATGCTCTGCAGCGCCCCCTGAATGCCGCCCTGCGCGTAGTGCTCATTGATGGCGGTCATTGCATCGTCTGCCCATTTCAGAATGGTGTTTCGCTGCTCTTGCGTCACCTGTCCGAAAATGACCTTTACCACATCCCCGGCGATGGCCTTGCCGTCTTTGTTTTTGATGTCAGTAAAGAGAGACTTCACCAGCCCGAAAATGCCTTTGTCAGACTGCCCTTGGATCTCGGAGATATACTTTTCGGTGCGGGAAAGCGCAGCCTGGATGCTTTTTTCAGCCTCTTCGGTGTCGGTCTTGGTATTCTGGAGCACACCGTCGATATAGGTGTTGATGGTTTTGGTGGTCTGAGCCACGCCATCGACGATGTTTTCTTCGGTGATGGTCTCGGTCTTTTCGATGTGCTCGGAGCCGTCGGCGTATTTTTTGGTGACCTCCTGGATCGCTGTTGTCACGCCGCCCTCTACCTTTCTGGTGGTGCGGGTCAGGGTGGCCGCCAGCGTTTTCGACATATCGTCGTATGTCTTTGTGGTTTTGGTCACCACGCCGTTGACCTTGGTCTCCACCTGTTTATAGGTGGTCTCGATGCCGTTGACCATCTCCTTGCCGGTCTCGGTGGTGGTCTCGGTGATGCGGTCTTTGATGCTGCCCGCGCTGTCCTTGACCTTTTCGCTCAGAGTCTGGATGCTGGTGGTCACGGTGCCGAGGGCGTTCTGAGCGGTAGTTGTAGCCGTTCTTGAGATAGACGAAATGACCGTTTCGGTGGTGGACCTTGAGCCAGACTTTCCACCGGAAGAGCTCCCACCGCTGCCGCCGGTGGGGATGGAGCTGCCGCCGGTGCCAGCGGCAGCAGCAAGCTCAGCCTGCCGCTCAGACCAGCTCTTGTTGCTGATGCCAACGCCATTTAGCGCTGCCTGCCGGCGGCGGTCGCGGGAGTTTTGCTGGTCCGTTGATGTGCGGTAATCCTCGTAGCTGTCATAATCGGAGTAGGCGGTTTTGCCAAGGGCCTTGTTTAGGGCGTAACTGGCTCTATCCAGAGCGCTTACAGCCGCCGAACCCAGCCTGCCAAAACTGCTGATGATGGTGCTGATCGGGTTGTCCAGGCCGAGAATCGCTTCGCCAAGACCTTTCCACCCATCCTTTTTGTAAGCGTCCTGCGCAGCCACCACCATATTGTTCAGATTGCCGATGACCATGCCGATTCCGCTGCTCAGGTCGCCGGTCATAAGACCCGCCAGCTGGCTCACGTTATCTTTCAACGTGGATACCCGGCCATTCATGGTCTGGCTTTGGGTGTCCATGGCGTTGTAATATCGTCCGCCCTCTTCGCTGGCCGCGATAAGGGCCTGCGACAGCAGGTCATAGCTGACCGTCATGCTCTGGACTTCCTGCACCGTTTTCCCGGTGTAGTCGGCCAAAACCTGATAGATATTGATGCCCGCATAGGCAAACTGCTTGATGTCGATCGCGGACGCCTTGCCCACGTTGGCGATCTGCTGCAGGTTGGCCGCCATCCGGGACAGCTCTGCATTGCCGCCACCTGTAGCCGAAACAGCGTCGCCCAGCGCCATGATGACCTTGCGGGAGTAACCTGCATTTTCACCGGCGCTGATGAGCAGCTGATTGGCCTGTGTCAGGCTCGCCACATCAAAGGGGGTGCGGGCGGCGTCCTCCTGAATGGCGTCCATGGCCGCTTTGGCCGCCTCAGCGCTGCCCAGCATGTTGGTAAAGCCGGTGGTGTAGCTTTCCAGCTGGGCGTTATACTGGATACCGGTCTGGATAAAATCCTTGGCCGCAGACAGGGCCATGGAGCTTACTTTGGAGATGACGCCGGTAAGCAGGTTGGCTTTGGTGATGGCTCCGGTGAGAGAGCCGCTGGCGGTCTCAGATGCCCCGCCAAACTCCGTCATGCCGACGTTGGCTGATTTCAGGGCCGAGGTGGTCTCTTTCAGTTCGGCTCGGGCAGAGGCCAGAGCGGCTTTCAGCTCCTTGGTCTGCGTAGAGGTGCGCCCGGTCTTTTCGGCCGATTCGTTGTATCGCTTTGTCAGCTCGGCGACTTTCTGCGCTGCTTTGCTGTACTCGGAGCCCAGCTCCGTGACAACTTTTTTGGTGCTGTTCTGCACGTTTTGGATGCTCTGCCGGTAAGCGGAATCATCCAGCGACAGAGTCGCTTCCAGATTAAAGATATTCAGGGCGTTTCACCTCCTCCGCACAGCTCCGCCAGAGCTTTTGCATTGTCGGCGGTGATCTGCTCCGCCGTGCGGGTGTCTTCTTTGGTGTGCAGCAGGGGGAAATGCCTGGATGCAAGCCCGGAGTAAAGGGGCTGGATGCCGAGATACTGCCCGATGGCGTCGGCCACATAGTCCCGGAAAAGCTGCGCCTCCTGATGCCTGCGCACCTCGGCGCGGATATGCTCCATGATGTACGGTTTGCCCAGCAGCCGGAGCATATCCAGCCGGATGGTGGATACCAGCCGCCGGTAGCCGTCCGCGCCGATCACATCAAGGACTGAAAAAAATCCATGAAATCCACATCCAGGAGCGCCCGGCTCATGGCAGAGGCCAGCACCCGGGTAGGCGGCTGCTCTTCGTCCTTGTCCAGCACCACGAACAGGGGCAGGATGCCGAGGGTGAGGTCTGCCTTGTCCGTGTAAAGCAGCTTGGTCATGTCCACGGCGTTTTTGTTAGCCTGCGCCCGGCGCTTTTCCAGCCGCTCTGCGTCCGTCTCTGTACCGGTCAGCTCCGGCTCGCGGCCCAGAATGTCCATCACGCCGGAGTCTGCCACGTACTTTTTATAAGCCTGCGCACACTCATAGGTGCGCTTGAGGTATTCGGTGCCGTCGAGATCGATGATGTTGCGCATATGTCCTCCTTAGTCCCCGGTCGGGGCCTTGACGATCGAATAAAATTCCATGGGAGCCTGAGTGGGGTTTTCCAGGTCAGCGTAACCGGTGAGGGTGATCTGCATGGAGCCGCCGCCGCGGTGAGCCGTCTTGAGGCTCAGGCCGCCAGAAGAAAGGGCGTTGAAAATTTTGCAAACCAGAAAGCCTCCGCCGATCATAGGGCCAACCCAGTACAGCTCCCTGTAGTCCTTCAGGGCAGCCTCGATGCGGGGGACCACATGGGTGGGGTCGTCCGCATCGATGTCAGCCGTGCCGATAGCCAGCTTGAGCACATCGGGGCTCGCGTTGGGGGTGGTAAAGGCGATGGTGGCGGTGGTTCCAGTGACCTCATTGCCCTGCTTGGTGTTGGTGGGCGCGTTGTCGATGTCGGCCAGCGTATCCTCCATGCTGTTGCTGTAAGAGATGGTCACGCCTCCCTGCGTGGCGCATACGACATTGGTGCTGTCGATTTTGGGAGCGGAAAGATCAAATGTGGAAAGCAGATTGCCGGAGCCTTTCGGGATGCTCTTGAACGCATCCGGGGTCAGCACATTGACCGCGAATTTTTTTGCCAGAGTTTCAGGCATAAAGGATCCTTTCTCACGGGATAAGCCGTGTAAGCTCAAAATTGAGGTATTCGCACAGATAGCCCTCGGGCGGGTTGTCGAGCGGCTGCGCCCAATCTTTATCGTCTTTGTCCAAAAGAATAGCGCCGCCCTCGCACTCGATTTTTAAGCCGCCTCTTGGGAAAGCTGCACTGATCGTATCTTCTGTTTGCAGAATGGGGGCCCTGCCGCCCTTGCTGGGGTACCACAGCCGGGCGTGGAAGGATGTCGTTTCGTTCCACCCGCCGGGAATTGTCGGCTGATAGGTCAGATACGGAAGTTCTGCACCGGGAGGGATGTTATCTTCCAGATAGCCCGGGATGCCAAAGCCGTTGAAAAACGTGTTCAGCGCCCGGTTGATGCTCTCAGACGGCCCCATCACGGCAGCACCGCCTTTTTGCACTTCACGGCCCGCAGGCCCATGCCGGATTCTGCCGGGGCGTTGCCCTCATCGGCTGCGCTCGTTACCTGAAAGATCTGCCCGTCGCTCACCCGCTTGATGTAGTCCGGGAAGGCCAGCGGCACACCGGTGTTGACCAGCAGCGTATAGGTGGACGCTGTAGCCGCCTGCTCTGCAACCTGAGCCTCCACGGTGGTGTCGTGGCGCTCTACGGCCTCAAATTCCGGGCCGTCCGTCCAGCCGGACACAAAGCCGCCGACGCCATCCGGCTCATAGCTGCGGGTCTGGAAACGGTATTTTTTGGTGAAGCTCTGCATCACGGTGGATGCAGTGAACGGATTGACCATGTCACATCTTCCTCCACTGATTGATTTCGGATTTATAGCGGGTCTTGCCGTCTGCAGGCAGGCCGTCCGTGCCTGTAGCCATCGTGCCGGACCAGCCGCCGAAGGACTGGGACACATACACTCCGCCGGACGGCAGTGCCTTGTCGTATGCGTCGATTTTTTCAGCCAGCGCGGCAAAAGCGGGCGGCACACGCATAGGCTGCACCGTGCCGTTAAAGGCCTCCGCCACCAAATCACCGTCCCCGGCCTTGTGCACGCCGTCATTGAAGACGGAGCCGCACACGAGGAAATACTGCCCCGGGACTACCCCGGCGGGAACGGTATCCGTCTCAAAGGCAAATTCCCCGGCAATGGGGTCGTCTGCCCGGTCAAAGAAATTGTGCGTCAGCGCGCACAGCTCAGGGACGGTCATTGGGCGCCTCCTCCTCAAAAGGGGCGATTACTCGCCCGGGGTGATAGTCTGGACAGAGATGCCGTCCAGATACTCAGCGAACAGGGTCATTCCCATGATGGCGAAGCTCTCAGAGACCGCGGTGTGGTAGTTGCCCTGAGTGTGGAAGCCGATGAGGTTGCTTGCCTCGCCCGCAGTGGTGTAGACCAGACCGGCCTTGGAAAAGTCGCTGTCGGCGGGGTCAACATAGTACAGGACGATGTTGTCCACCGGGGTTGCAATGACCTTTCCTCGTGCGATTTCGCCGCTGGAAAGCAGGAAGATGGTGTTGTAGCCCATGAAGTCCTTGATGTACTGGAAGCCGAACTGGTTCTGGACGGTGATGTTGGCCGCGCCCAGGTACTCGTACACATCCAGAATGTTGGCAAAGCCCACGACGCCGGTGACGGTGCGGTGCATGTTCTTGAACTTGTCCTCAACGCTGCCCTTGGCCATCGCCAGAGCCATCTGGAAGGTCTTGGGGGTGCCTTTCAGGGTGCCGGTGTTCAGGTACTTGTAGAAGCGGTCGGTGACGTTCGCGGTCAGCTGGTACAGGAACTCGTCATCGGTCTTCTGAACAGCGACATCGTAGCCGTACTTCTTGATGGCTTCCAGAGAGACGGCTTTGGCGAACTTTTCGACAGTAATGTCAGCATAGGTCTTTTCTTTGACGGTGAACTTGCTGTAGGGGATCTCCTCGCCCTCAGCAACAGTGCCGCTCTGGAGCGTACCCTCGGCGTACTTGCTCTTGAGGGTAGTGCCGGGCTGCATCCGAATGGGGCGCATGATGCCCATGATGTCGCGCAGATGCTGCCAGTTGCGCTGGAAGCGGGTGACGAAGTCGATTTCTCGGGGGTTGACGGTAATGTCAGTAGTTACGATAAGGTTTTCTTTTGCTGCCATGTGTTAGTCCTTTCCGCCGCCCGTGAAAAGGTCGGCATTTGCAGCAATCGCGGCCTGGCGTTCGCCAGCGTCCTTGATTGCAAAAATTTGGTCTTTGGTCATTTTGGAGCCGGTGTTGGTGGGCGGGGTGTCCACCTTTGCGCCGGTGGTCTTGGTTGTAGCCACAAAGTCGCCCCATACGTCTTTCTGGCTGTCCATGAACTTCTTTGCGTCCTTGACCTTGCCGTTCTCGTCCAGCTCCAAAGCGTCGATGTCCGCGCCGGTCATTTTTACAACGCGGTCAAAGTGCTTTTCCAGCACGCCATTGTCCTTCAGCAGCTGCTTGTAGGCCGCTGCTTTCGTGGCCCGGGTGTCCTTCTGGGTCTGCTGGGCCTTGTAGTCGGTCAGCGCCTTTTCGGCGGCTTCCTTGCCGCTGTTGGCTGCGTCGCGGTCCTTTTCGGCTTTGGCGAGGGCTGCGTTCTTCTCATCGAGCTGGTTCTGCAAGGTGTCCGTTTCCTCATGCAGCACGTCCAGAATTTTCTTGAGCTTGCCGCTGGTGTCGGTCGTTTCATCTTCCAGAATCGCCCGGAGGGTCTTGCGTTCGAGTGCCATGTGATAGTCCTTTCCGCCCTTGCTCGGGCTGCCATGCTTGGCAATAAGGTTTAATTTGCCGGACGTGCTGCCGGCGGTGGTGCCGCCTGTGGGGCTTGAACCCACGCCCCCCGGATTACAAATCCGGCGCTCTGCCAGACTGAGCTAAAACGGCATAAAAAAGCGGCTGACGCATTGCGCCAACCGCTGAGTATTTAGTTTTTAGTCGAAGTCGTATCTCTGAAATCCAACATTGCTCGTTTTCATAGTAAGGGACACGCCAACCAGTGCGCTGCCCTCTCCCAGAACTCTATCGCAAATTTTTTGGAGTCTGGCTCTTGCTTCGTCGATTTCAAAGCAAAGCCGTTTATTTGCATCCCTATCGTTTTCGACCTTCAGCTCTCGAATTTGATTGGAAATCTCAAGCTGCCGCCGCTCGCATTCCTCAATGCCTTTTTGATGCTTGAGCTGTTCAAGACGCAGCTTTTCTCGCTCTTCTGTCAGTTCTTCAATTCTGCTCATGCTTATACCTCCACGTTTCCTTCTTCCACCGCGATCTCTCGCAGCTCGTCAATGTGTTCTTCCACCGCCGGGCGCAGGAATCCTTTGCCCTTGTTGGCTGCTCTCATACCACGGGTAAAGTGCCACTTGCCGTTGAAGTCCTTCCAGACCCACGGCGTTTTTCGTCCGTTGCCCTTCTCGGCAAAGATGCCCGTGCCAAGCTCAACATAGACGCTGTAAAAGAGATTCGACCCGATGGTCACGGTCTTTTTTGCAAGGTCTACGGCGTAGGTCAGGCTCTGCTTGAGCGCGCCGCCCACATAGCCCTCGATGCCTGTGCTGTCTGCCGTGCCAGTGGGCACAAGCAGCTGGGCGTAGTCCTGCACCTTCATGCCCCAGATGGTCAGCACCCGCTCTGCCCATGAATCCAGAGCCTCATGTAGTTGCGGGGTGTTGTCGGTGAATTTGATGTCGTAGTTAAATTTCATGGTTATTTCTTACGCTTTTTTTGTTCTGCGTTGTAATTGATGCTTCTTAAAATCATCTCGCCGGAGAAGTTATATCTGCTGTCAATGACCTGTTTTGCCGGGATTTCGTTCATTTGGGAAAAGTTTTGAGCGCTGGCGCTCCGGTATTCTTTTGCAGCCGCAATCCAAGCGTTATTGTCCGCAGTAATTCTGCTTTTGAGCTCAGCCGTCATTTTGCTGCTTGGATGCCTTTGCTTGAAATCTGCAATCTCTTTTTTGTTCTGCTCTTCCATGCGCTTGATATTTGCATCAATCGTATCAAAAGAGCTCTGAATAATATCTTGCGCCCAAGCAACCTGTTTTTCGCTGCCCTTAATCGGCAGCGACGCCGCGTTAAAAGCAGCCATCCCTCCGTTGCCTGCTCTCTCGGAGCTTCCCGAACCTCGTTTACTCACGGTAGCGCCTCCTCTCGTATTGAAATGGTTTAATTTTGGTCACGTTCCAGTCAAATTCCGCCGGGCATTTGCCGTACCACAAAATGCTGCTCGGCTGCAGCACTTCCAGCGCCTTGCGGCAGTGCTTGGCGAAACATTCCGCTTCGTATGGGTCAGACTGCGTTCCGTGGCTGGAAATGCTCACGATAGCGTTTCTCGGTTCCCCATCAAAGCACCAACCATAGCTTTGCTCGCCGCACCAGCAAAGCGTTGGAATGACGTGGATGCCGTGCGCCTGCCAGTATGCAGCCAGCCAGTGCTTTTTGTAGTGCATGAAAAGCTGCACCGCAAGCGGCATATCGCTGTAAAGTGAAAAATCCGGCGAACATACCGCACCGAACTGCTGCAAAAGCGGGATATACTTGTCTGGGTTGTTCCAGAACCGTTCAAACTGGTAATCGTCCTTGTAAAAATGCACGCCCTTTGTGGCCTTGTCTTTGGCTGTCAGTGCATAATTGACCGGGATCCATTCCAGCTTGTCGATGCGGATGTCCGTTTCAGGCTTAATCGCAGGGATGCCGTACTTTCCTTCGCCCGGAAAAATCATCTTTTCGGTGTTTTCCATCGGCAGAATCACGGCTTATCCCTCGGTTCTCGCTTTTTCTTTAAGATGCGACCGCACTCAGGGCAGAAATTCAGCTGTCCGGCACGATGCGTTAACGTACCGCACACGCCTGCGCCTTTCCTGTGCGTTTTTGTGATAAGACTGACTTGAAACGTGGTGTAAAGGCCGTTCTCCCCTTTGGGGGAATTTTCCTTCCACCACGCAAGCCTCTCGCAAAATTTGCAAGGTTTCTTCTCATCCATGCTTTGCAGCCTCCTTTTTTCTCTTGCGCTCTTCTGCCCACCACATCTGTTCAGCTTCCGTTCCGCCCTTGGCCTTGTACCACTCGGTGTAATCCATGACGGGGGTGGTCTCTTTGGTCACATTGTCTCGCTGCATGGCGTTCTGCCGGGGATACTTGCCCAGCGCAGAGGACAGCACACAGCGGCAGTGGTAGACCATCTCCGGCGCTGCGTTGGGGTCGCCGGGGCGCTGAATCTCGTAGCCCATGACCTTGAAAGGCTCGTCAAGCTCTGCTGTCTCCTGATCCAGCAGGCGGTGCATTTCACGGGTACGGTAGTCGTGGGTGGAGTTCCAGCGCTTTTTGACCTCGATGCCCAAAGCCTGGGCGTTGTGCATCTGCTGCAAAGCCCCGGCGTTCTGGGCGCTGGTAAGGGCTGTAATGGCGTTGTTCATGGCCCAGTGGATCTCTGTATCAGCCATGCCGTTGACGGCCTGCACGGCGATGTCGTGGACGCTCTTGCCCTGTACGATGCCCTGCATGACGTAACGGTTGAACACCCGGGCGTCATAGGTGCGGTTGCTCTCGCTCTTGATGCGCTTGTTTGGCACCAGCTTGGGGTTTTCCTTCAGCAGCAGCTTGACTGCTTCGGTGTTGTACAGGGTCAGCCCGAACGTCACGCCTGCGGCCTGTTCCAGCTCGTAGAAAGCCCAGTTTGCGCCAAAGGAAAAGATGTTGTACTGCTCGTCCCGGGCCAGCTTGTAGGCCGTCTCTTGGGCTATGGTGCAGGTCTGGGTGATGCTGTCCAGCTTCTGGTGCATCAGCTCGGATTGAAAGACCTGATTTTGCAGCCAGATGCGGTAATCCTCTTCGGTGATCTCGCCTGAATCCAGCTGCGCCCGCTTGCGTTCGTCCAACGCTCGGTACTTTTCCAGAAACTTGGTGAGCTGCTCGGTCATCTCCCGGCGGGCAGTGCCGTATACCCGCAAAATGCGGCGGCGCAGGCGGTTCAGCTGCCGGGTGGAAATGCGGTCACGGTCAGAAATCATGTTTCATCACCGTTGTCATCCTCGTCCTCGTCCACGGTCTCCCGCTCTTCGCTCTCCGCCATCAGCGCGGCCTTGGCCTTTTCCTTTTGCTCCGGGGTCAGGTTTGGCAGCAGGTCAATGGCCATGTCCTTCCCGACGATGGGTGCCTCAGAAATCACCGTTGCGACCTGCTCAGCTGTGTTGGTGATCTTGCTGCGGTTGAATGCCGGCATAGCGTTGTCAAAGCCAGCCAGTGCGCAGACCTGCCGAATGAACGGCTTGACCTGCGCCTCGAAGTCGTCCGCGTTCTGGTTCAGAGGTTCATAGGCCGCATCCAGATGGTCGTTGGTGCTGTCCGCGCTGACGCAGTGCACGTCCAGACCGCCGAAGTCCTCATACACCCGGGTGTGGAGCAGCTCCAACAGAGCCTGCCGGGCCGTCACAGGGATCTCGGTGGTATAGGGGGTGATCTTGCCGCCCTCGCTAGTGTCTGCGCCTGCAATGTGGTACAGATTCAGCTTGACAAGAAACTCCTGCAGCTCGCCATCGGTCATGCCGTTGAAGTTCTCGCACAGCCAGTAGATCTGCGAAAAGTCTTGCAAGTCATTGCAGAAGCCGGACATCACCAGATCGGTGTTGTCGATGTAGGCTTTCAGCCCCGCAAGCGTGCTCTGGTGCAGGTCGGAGCCCCACAGCGGCACAATGGGAAGAGCGCTGTAGTTTTCGCCCTCCACGCTTTCCAGCCCGCCGCCGGGTGTGGTGACGGTCACGCTCTTGTATGCCTGCTTCGGCGTTGTCTCCTGCATCACATTGCCGATTTTGCTTTCCGTATACTCGGTAAAGCCGTCCAGCTCGTACAGGATATAGTGCATATCCGTGTCAGGATTCAGCCGCCAGAAACGCACACCCGCCTGCAAAAGGCCTGTCTTTTCATCGTACAGGGGCGCGAACTCGGTCAGCTTGAAAACCACCAGATGGTCGTTGTTCCAGAATCCGAAGCTCTCGCCGTGGATCAGGGCGAAATATCCGGCCTTCTGGATCTGCTCGTCAAAGTTCTGCCCCAGCCTGTCCTTGTCCACGCCATCGTCCGCAAAGACCACGCCGTTGCCGAGGGAGTATGTGGCTCTCTGCTTGTTGAGCCGCCGGAAAAGATTGCTCTTGACCATATCGGGGTGCAGGACATCCTGCTTTGTGTTTTTGGACAGGCGTTTCAGCATCAAAGCGTAAGCCTGCGCGAAGCGTTCAGCCCCCGGGTTTTTCTGGGCATCGTACAGGTCGGCGTCCAGAGCCATCTTGTAGGGCTTGGAAGCGCAGTGTTGCTGCACGAACCGCCGGATGAAATCAGGCTGTTCCCCGGCGGCTTGCGCCTGCTGGAAGGTCTGGAATGTGTATACAGTGCTCAAAATCAATCCCTCAGTTTTACAAGGCGCTTTGTGCGCACGAAATAGCGGATAGCGTCCATGCAGTGGTCGTTGACCTTCAGCACGGTGTCGTCTTTGTCCGGGTCCCAAGCGTACACGCCGAACTCTTCCAGCGTGTGCTTGCAGTCTTTGTAGATCTTCAGCCGTCCGGTCTGCAGCATGGTCTGCACGTCCAGAATGCCGCTCAGGACGTCGTTATTTGCGGGGGTCTGGGTAAAGCCGTTCTTGCGCAGTTCCGTAATCAGGGGCAGGGCCGAGGGGTCTACGATGACCCGCTCCGGTTTCAGGCCATCCAGCCACGCTTTGAGATCTGTGACGTACTCGCCCACGGTCTTTTGCCGCTTCTGCTCTCGCCCGCTGTAATAATACTCCCGGGTGACGATCCAGCAGTCTGCATCTGCCTGCTTCTGGAACAGCAGAAAGGTCGTTGCGTTCTGGGTTCCAAAGTCGCACGCCACATAGGCGCTCTTTGGTGACAGCTCCGGCAGCTTGTCGATGATATGCTTTTGTCGGTCAAACATATCGTAGACAAGGCCCTCGGCTACCGTCCACAGGCCCAGAATATAGCGCTGGTAGAAAACGCCGCTGTACTGGCTGCGGTATCTGGCCTTGATGTCCTCGGAAAGCGACAGATTGTCGTTCATCGTAAAGTGGAGATACATCATCTTGCGGGAGCGGCATTTTCGCACCCACTCCAGATAGAACCAGTGCTGCGGGCTGCCCGGGTTGCAGTTAAACCAGAACTTTGACCCGGTGACAGAGCAACGGGCGGTGGCCTGGTTGACAAAGCTCTGCGGCATCAGGGCCACCTCGTCAAAGAATGCCCCGGCCAGCGTGATGCCCTGGATCAGGTCTTGGCTGCTCTCGTCCTTGCCGCCAAAAAAGTAAAACTCGTTGGTTCTGCCGCCCTTGCTGATGGTCATGCAGTTTTCTGCCCGGCGCTCCTTGACGTTGTAGCCACGGGCTGAAAGCTGCTGCTTGAGCGTCCCCAGCACATTGCGCCGGAAGCTGGCAATGGTCTTGCCGCACATGGCAAACTGCTGGCCGCTGTAGCAGGTCATGGCCCACTGTACGAACGAAAAGCTCATGGCAAAGGTCTTGCCCGAGCGAATAGCGCCATCTGCAATGATGCCGTTGTAGCCGCTGTATGCGCTCTGCGGCGTCCACCAGCTCAGGACCTGCTTTTGCCGCTGGCTGAGGGCTTTCCAGCGAAAGCCGTTACTTTTCCGCATCGTCGTCCTCTTCCTCTGGCAGCATCTCCACGTCATCCGGCGGGCTGAGGTCTGCGGCGGCGTTCAATGCCTTTATCAAACCATCATCGTGACGCTCTTCCTGCTCTGCTTCTTTTGGCTTATCGCTCCAACCAAAATTAACTTGCAGACTGAATCTTGCGCCGCCGTTTCCGTCGCGATCATAGAGCCGTTCTTCGGCGTATCTCTCGCATCGAAGCTTCGCGCGCGTTATCGTGTCAGAAAACTCAGCCTTTCCTTGATAGTCAATCAAAGATTGCCGAGACTTAAACCCCAACGCCAAAGCTAGACCGGTGACCGTTTCTGGACGTTCGTCGATTTTTATCACGTTTCCGTATTTGTCCAAAACAGGCTTTCCGGTTTCGTCTTCTAGGACGCTCCCTTCGCAGCTTTTGAAGAACTCTTCGATTTTTTTCTCAAGTTCTTCTTTGCTCTCAAAGACGGGCGGCCTGCCTATCCTTTTGTTTTTGCTGTAGGCCACCGCCACCACCTCTCTAAACTCACGCAAAAGAAAAACCGCCCGGAAATCCGAACGGTCAGAATATCAAAATAAGAGGCTTTGCTTGTCGGGTGCAAAGCCTCTGCGTCCAGAACTTTCGCGGCTGGATGCCCCGCTATTGCACTCCCCGCTCTCGTCAGATCATGCAAGCACTCCCGGCAGGATTCGAACCTGCAACATGCGGTTTTGGAGACCGCCGCTCTACCACTTGAGCTACCGGAGTATAAAACACCGCCCTTGGACTCGAACCAGCCAGCAATATCTCAGCTGACACGCGCTTTGTACTGCGCTCAGGCGGCCATATAAAACAGCCCTGGTTCTCTGCCAGGGCTGTTGTTTGACGCACATCCCGTCGGGAAGTCTACCCACACCCTCAGGGATTCAAAGCTTTCTCTCGTGGCACGGGAGGTTAAGCGTGCAGCTTTGTGGGGGATGAGTCCATTCGCCATACGGTGCGATACGGCGGAATCGAACCGCCTCTTGTCTCTCGTGAGCGACAAGCTGCCTTTGTGTCAGTGTATCGCATAGAAGCAGCCCGCAAAACGGTGAAGGAGAACAGGAAAGCATGAAAACCTGTCACAAGGAAGGGACCGTTCTGGAGGCTGCGTGGCAAGCGGCTACCGCTTAGCGCTGAACCGCTTATTAGAATTTTACATCCAAGCTTGCAGACTTGAAAAGAGCTGATCCCTCCCAAAATCACGCTGTGTTTTCTTGTGCATGTTGTACACTTTGCACGTCAGAAAACTCGTCCCATATCTCGGCCAGGGCCATACATCCGCGTTTGATTCGCCGGTAGACCACATCTGCCCCGCACACGCCGACTTCTTTTGCGATTTCCTTGTGAGACTTGCCCATGACATAGTGCTCGCAAATCGCTTCGGCGCATTCCGGCTCGGCTATCAGGCAGTATGCCCGCCGGGTGGCCTCGACACGTAGATTACACAAGTCCGTCTCCATCCTCTGAAGCTGTCGGCGCTCGGTGTCCAGCCGCTCTACAGCGAAGCCCACCTTGTCCCCATTGCCACCACCCGCGGGCATCCCGCTCAGGCTCTGGGTGCATTTTTCGGCCACGTCCCTGATACGCTGTATTTTTTGCTTCTGGACTTCGATAGC